GTCCGCAAAGTATACAGGTACACTCGTCAAAGGTATTGCCACGATGCACAAATCGAACGCAGTTCCTATAACAAGCGGTGAACAAGCAATTGAGATATCGAAAATGAGGCGCTGATGCGTCTCTTTTCTTTTTATAAATAAGAGTGTAATTATCAATTAACGGAAAGTAGTATGATTAGATTTAAGCGGTACTTGTCAGAAGCAACTCTTGCGGGCAAGTCAACTAACGGTACTCCAAATGCAATGAAGTATGTTGTTGACAATCCTAAAGCCATGGAGATAGAGTATGAAATTGAAAAAGGCAAAAAGAATGTACCTGTCTTTGAATTAACTTCAGCGGGTACCGCCGGCTCTCCCATTCGTACAATTGAAGCTGGTCAAAAGTTCAAACTTAGATCAAAAAAACTGATTAGCTTGGATGAGTATTATCCATCTAACAGAAATCCTTTTGGTTTAGACACTGAACTGGGAGTTATACCCATTAGCTTCGTTCGTAAGCCTTCAGGCTTTAAAGCTATGGATGCTGAAATTATTGCTACCAATTCTCTTGATACTGAAATCAAAAAAGCTGTAAGTGAGAATGATGGTAAAGGTATCACAGTCAAGATAGGTAAGTTTACAATCAAAGATGTTGTCGCTGCAGGATCAGATCACATCAAAGGTGATCCCAAGGCAGATATCGCACTCATGGATTCTAGAGGTAAAGAAGTAGGATTTATATCGCATAAAAAAGAGGGTGGTGCTAAAGGATTCTCACAATATGGTGGTATCTCTATGTCTTCTGGATTAAAGCATAAAGAGATTGAATCGTTTATAAAAGCTATAGAAGACCACTATAACGGAGAGTCCGTCAAATCTGGCGATGCATTCTTTAGACTACTCAAAGACCCAAAACTAATCAATGCATCTATCTATGGTCCAGAATACGGTGGTAGTTTTGGCAGAGAAAACGTCCATTGCATTGGTCAAGGTAATCCCCTTTTGACTAAAAATAGAAATGTTTGGGAACTCGAATTTTCTGAAACTATGCATGTCAATGGCGATTATCGTTTTGCGACTAATGGTAAATTTACTGCAGTCTTCGGTGCCACTTATAGATCGGGTCGTAAAATAAGATCGGCTTCAGGTAATGAAGTCAGAAATATTCGTGCAGCAATATATCCTATAGCGTATATGGAAACGAGAAAGAAGTTAAAGGAACTGTAATGTTAAAATTTTCATCGTTTCTAGCAGAAGAGAAGAATACTCATATGGAACACCTTGAGGATGCTATCCTCAACGCAGGTGTAAATGGCGCGAGACAGGCAATCAACCATCTAAGAGCATTGCGTGATATGCTTGCAGGTAACACTAATGCTCCCGTGAACGTGACAATTAAGTGGGACGGCGCGCCGGCGGTGTTTGCTGGAACTGATCCTAGTGATGGTAAGTTCTTTGTCGCAAAGAAAGGTATCTTCAATAAGAATCCTAAAATATATAAATCAAACTCTGATATAGATGATGACACCTCAGGTGATTTGAATACAAAATTGAAGCTGGCACTAAAGCACTTGCCAGCACTTGGCATTAAAGGAGTAGTTCAAGGTGATTTCTTATATTCGCGGGAGGATATCAAGGACATTGATATTGACGGAGAACCGCATATTACTTTCCATCCTAATACGATTGTTTATGCGATACCAAAGAAAAGCGAACTCGCAAAAACAATACTTAAATCCAGAATCGGAGTGGTTTGGCACACTACGTACCGAGGAGACTCTTTTGAAACAATGTCTGCTAGTTTTGGAGAGGAGATTGCAAGCGGTCTCAAAAAAACTTCAGAAGTCTGGTCGTTAGACGCAACGTACAGAGATTTGTCAGGTTCAGCTACAATGACGAAAGCTGAAACAAAAGCGGTGACAGATATTCTTTCAAATGCAGGTAGACTATTCAGAAAGCTAGATCGAAAAGTTCTTGACGGTATATCGGACGATCCAGAAAGACTAATGCGAACAAAGGTTTTTGTCAATAGTAAAATTCGTGAAGGTCAGCGCATCGGAAATCCTAAGAAATTTGTCGATGATCTTGTCAAGTACATCAACGATTACTATGGTAAAGAAGAATCCAAGCGTACATCTGAAAAAGGTAAAATCACTCAGCGTCAGAAAAACGAAACTGTGCTCGAATACTTCAACAGAGTTGACAAGCGCGAGATTGTCAAGATGTTTGAGATGTACAATCTACTGATAGACGCTAAGTTGATTATCATAAAAAAACTTGACAAGGCAAAACAGATCGACACGCTATTGCTTACACCTAACGGATACAAAGTAACAGGTCAAGAAGGATTTGTTGCAATCGATCACACGGGAAAGAACGCAATAAAACTTGTTGACAGATTGCAATTCTCACACGCAAATTTCTCATCAGATATTATCAAGGGTTGGGATAAGTAATTACATAAATAGCAGAAACATGTTATATATTAAGGTAGACATATGAGCAAGTATTATCCAGTAGAAGACACATTCTTGAACGCCTCTCGTGGTTTGATTAAGGGTGGTTCAGTAAGAAACATTTTCGGCAAAGCACTTGGTACAGGCTCAATTGTGACTGCTGAATATAGAACGCCATGGGAACTCGCCAGTAACTACGCTTTTCCTACAGCGGCGTCTGTAATGAGTATTGTGAGTACAAGCGAAACAGATGACTCACAAATACTAGTCTCTGGATTGGATATTAACTTTGAGCCAGTATCACAAGTCGTTACTCTAACTGGGTTGACTCCAGTTATCACTACAGTAGAATTTTATCGCATCAACGATCTTGTTGAACTCAGCGATAATTTGGCAGGAGATGTGACTGCTTCTGCTGGTGGTACAGTTTATGGTAAAATAATTTCTGGAACTGGTAAGATGCAGTCTGCACACTATACTGTACCTGCAGGACATTGTTTCTATCTATATCGTATCGACGCCTTTGCAACGGATTCGAATGGTGGTAAAGCTGCTTTCTTTAGAAACTATGTTGGTAACAACACGGCAAATACTATATTCAGAGTTGCTGAAACACAGTTCTTCAACAACATGAATATCGTAAGACGATTCCCATTCAAATATGATCAAAAGTCTGACATTAAATTGCAATTGAAATCTTCTTCGGGTTCAATTGACGGTTCTATTTTTGCTGAAGGATTGCTTTTAGCTGAGCCACTAGGCGGCTGATATTTTGTCACATGTGCGTATTACGCATAACGGGGTTGAGAGTTTAACAAGACTCTCGACCCCTTTTTTCTGCACCTGCATTATAAATATGCGTATGAGCAAAGGCTCAATTACACAACACATACAGGAGAAATAAATGTCACATGCAATGATATATGCAAAGGGCATTCTAGCAGAGTGTATAATATCACTCGTGGAATTGATCGACGACATTAAGCTATCACACAAACACAGAAAAGATGTTAATAGAACAATCTCAGAATTGAGCAAGCTTACAGACAGAGAACTTGCTGATTTAGGCATGAATCGTGGAATGATTCGACAGGTTGCAGAAGGTACAGTTAATTGCGAAGGTCGTATTGCGAAATGAACATTCTTTCAAAATTATTAAATAGATTTATGAGAGCATTCGAAATAGCTGGGTATCTTAGGGCAGGTAACGTTATGCGACAGTATGGTCTAGACGAACACGCAAAAAGTTGCTTTACTATGGCTAACGAGCTAAGAGCGAAAAAATAATAAATAGACTTGAGGTCTATTAATCACAAAGGCGGGCTTCGGCGCGCCTTTTTCTGTTTAGAGACTATAACTTTAGTAACGATCTAATATGGAATATAGTAATGACCACGCATAAAGAACTTACATCATACAGAGAATGTGGACACGAAGGTGTCGATGAACTTCTTTGGGTTACCACAGATACAGGCGCTTTTGGTCACGAAAATGATGGACCTCTTAGAGACTGGATAAAAGGTAAAGACAACATATTAGAACATGCTGAAAAATTTGACACTGTTGTTCAGGCTGGCGGAAACTGTGGAATGTACGCTAGATTTTACAAGAATTATTTTAAAGAAGTCTATACATTCGAACCCGATGAACTTAACTACTACTGCTTAGACGCAAATTGTCAGGGAGAAGATTTTCATAAGTTTCTAGGTGGACTCGGAAACACTAGAGAGAAGTTTTCACTAAAAGCTGGTAGTGAGACTAATGTTGGAACGCATAAAATTGTTGAATCCGCTGGGGATGTACAGATGTACATGTTAGATGACATGAACCTAAACCATTGTGATTTAATTCACTATGACTTAGAAGGTTATGAAGAAACTGCACTTAAAGGATCGATAGAAACTATAAAAAGATTTAAGCCTGTTATCGTGGTAGAAAGACTTAGTGGAAGCGATTTACTAGAAAATCTGGGCTATAAAGAACACGGTAGAACTTTCATGGACCACATCTATATTTACAATGCATAATTTTTATATATTCGGTCTACAGAGATCAGGCACAAATTTTATCGAAACCATAATGCAAAAAAATTTCGAGTGTAAGAAAGGTAACAATGCTACTGTTTGGAAGCACTCAATAGATGTGCCATTAGAATATGACGAATCTTTAAAGACAATCGTGATACACAAAAATCCATATACTTGGGTTGAGTCTATAGCATATAGAACCAGCATTGATTGGATCGATACGCAGACAACATATGATCCATTAGAGTATTCAAAATTCTGTACGATAGGTAAGAAGAGAAAGTTTAATGTTATAAATCTATGCAAAACTTACAAGCACTTTCATGACACATGGTTACCTCGGGCTGATATGATTATAAGATATGAAGATTTGCTCATACCAGAGAAACGCGATAATATCATATCTCGTATACATACAGACTTGCATATACCAAAGAAATATGTTGTAGATAATACATGGGAAATACCTGAAAAGGGCACAATATCGCTATCAAGAAAATATGACGATTCGCGTGAACAATACTACATAAAAGGTCAACCAGAACACTTGAATGATCGTATAGTATTCGCCATCAATCACACTGTAACACCCGAATTGATACGAGATATGGGATATAATGTCTTAGGTCAATAGATGTATAAATAACACGTATCACAGTGAGTCTACGGAAAACCTGTGATGGAAAATAGGAGAACAAAATGTCAGACGATGTTGAAAAGAAGGCTGAAAAAAAGCCATCGAAAAAAGATGAAAAGATTATCAAAAACACTATCGAAGTGAATCCTACGTTAAAAGAGCAAACTGAAAAGACAGTTGTGTTAGGATGGGGTCGTATGAACCCAGTGACAGTTGGTCACGAAAAACTCGCAAACAAGATCAAGTCTGTTGCAAAGAAAAGCAACGCAACTCCTTTGATCTATCTCACACATTCCCATGATCCGAAGAAAAACCCTTTGAAGTATGACGATAAGGTCACTCTTGCTAAGAAAGCATTCGGTCGTGATGTTGTACAAAAGTCCAAATCAAAAACAATCATTCAAGTAATGCAAGAACTAGATGGTAAGTATGACAATGTTATCGTTGTCGTGGGTCAAGATCGCATTGCAGAATTCGAAAAGCTTCTCACAAAATATAATGGTAAAGATTACACATTCGATAGCATCAAAATTGTATCAGCAGGTGATAGGGATCCAGATGCAGAAGGTGTCGAAGGTATGTCCGCATCAAAGATGAGAGCCGCGGCAGCGTCAGGTAAAAAGGATGACTTTATGTCAGGTCTACCAAAGGCTCTTCAGCGCGACGGAGAAAAGGTATATGATATGGTTCGTTCTGGTATGAATATTAACGAAGAAGTCGATCTTGAAGAAGATCGTGAACCTATGACACGCACACAACGCCGCAATATGGCTATCGCAATGCGCCGTAATAAATCAAAGATTGCAGCAGGTCGTCGTAGAGCCGCAAATCGTAAGCCTACACCTGAGAAGATTAAGATACGCGCTAATAAGCGCGCCCGCGATATCATCAAGAAGAAAGTCATTGGCAAATCTGGAATGTCGTATGACGAACTAAGCGATTCGCAAAAGCAAATGATAGACAAAAAAGTGATGAAGCGTCAGGCTGCCATAAAGCGTCTTGCAAAAAAACTCATTCCAAAAATTAGATCAGAAGAACTTGATATTAACGCAGCGTTTACTCTCAATGAAGATTTTGAAACTTTGGTTGAACGTAAGACACCACAAGATGACAATATCAAAGACATGGAAGGCACACAGCCTAAAAAGTATTATAGCGGTGTGAAGAAATCTGAAAAAGATGATCGCGCTCGTCACTTTGCTAAGGGTGCAAAAATGGACGATGATAATCCAGCTGCATACAAGCCAGCACCAGGTGATGAAGATGCTGAGACAAAACCATCTAAGCATACCAAGAAGTATAAAGAGATGTTTGACGAAGCCTCAGAAAATGATGTTAAACCTAGAAAGCGATATCACAATCTACTAAACTCTAACGGTACACCTAAAATTGATATGCGTTTCAAAGCGTTTCGTGCAAAGAAGCCTATGACTGAAGAGTTTGAAAATGACACGCAAGTTATCAATCTTATCGACAATATCTGGGAATCAGTTGAACTTGAAGAAAGCAAGACAGATGCCGCACTTCAGAAGAAGGCTGACAAGACTGAAATCTCAAAAAGCATTCTAAAGAATGTTTATGATAGAGGTGTTGCAGCATGGCGCACTGGTCATAGACCTGGTACTACCCCAGCGCAATGGGGTATGGCGAGAGTAAATAGTTTTGTCACAAAGGGCAAAGGTACATGGGGCAAAGCTGATTCTGATCTGGCTGCAAAAGTTCGTAGTGAAGAAGTTGAACTAGACTCATTCTTTGACTTGAACGAACAGCTTGAACTTACTGAAGCGTCAATTCTCGACAAAGCACTTGCTGCAGTACATAAGCACGTTCTCGGTGGAACTGAACTTGGGGACATTGCATATCAAGTATCTCGTGCGCGTGGCGTAGACATGTCTGGTCGTGAACTTGAAAAGGCGTATGTAAGCAAATACGGCAAACCTGATACAGATAAAAAAGTTAATCCAGAATTACGTGCAAGACTCATGAAGAAATATAGCGTCAAGGAAGAGCATGGCGCAGGCGACGAAGGAACTGACAAGCTTACTAAGAAGTATAAGAAAGATACTCCTGGTGAAGATATGAACGAATCTTTTGACTCGTTGATGGAAGCCGAATGTCAGCTAATTGGCATGAAACAAATCAAACAGTTTGAAAAAGTTGTTGATGAACTGTTCAAGAAGTTTGATATTGACTTCAACTTTACAAAGCACTTCGGTGAACGTATGAGTGATGGCAGAAACACTCCTTGTATCACACTCAAAGAGTTGGCTGCATTTATCAAGAAGATTTACGCAAAGCAAGGTAAATCGATCAAAGGCGTTGCTGGCGCAGAAGCTGTCATCAAAGACATCCAAAGTGACTTGAATATTCCTGTTGCTGTTACTTACGACACGAAAAACGATGAATTCGATGTTGTCATGAAAACTATCATGCGCAAGAAGAACTTCAAGAGTCCAGATAAAGTGATTACATACTAATGATACGCTTTAAACATTATATCAGCGAGTTGCATATATGGCAACCAACTAAAGCTCAAACTAAAGGCATCGCACGTGGTGACATGCCTCAAGTGAGAACATCCGACTACGAAGAATTGATAGAATTTCTTCGCACTAAGGACATAAAACTAAAGAAGATGAAAGTGAAAGCTAGTGCATTGAAAGCTACGCAGCGCAACTTTAATGTTGATAAAATTACAAGTGCTGCTCAGAACTATTCAACGCTACACAAGGCTAAACCAATCATCGTAAGTTCAGATAATTATATTATCGATGGGCATCATAGATGGTTAGGTGCTGTGAATGTTGGTGGCGATATCGACATATATAAAGCAAACGTGAACGTCAATGAACTTCTAGACGCAGTTAAAGAATTCCCGAAATCATTCACAAAAAATATTAATGAGGAAACCAATGACATTTAAATTATCAAAAAGATCGCTAAACAAACTCGAAGGCGTGAAGCCAGAACTTATCAGAGTTGTAAATCGTGCAATTGAACTTTCAAGCGTAGACTTTGGTGTTATACAGGGTATGAGAACAGTCGAAGAGCAAAGACAACTTGTTGCTAAAGGTGCTTCACAGACGATGAAATCTAAGCATTTGACAGGTGATGCAGTCGATCTTATGGCATACATCGGATCACGTGGATCGTGGGAACTTAATCTATACGACAACATCGCAGACGCTATGAAAGCTGCTGCTTTGGAAGAGGATGTGAAGATTCGCTGGGGTGCAGCATGGCAGATTTCTGACATCCGTGATTGGGATGGTACGATGCAAGACGCTATGGATGCATACATTGATCTTCGCCGTTCGCAGGGTAGACGCCCGTTCATCGACGGTCCACATTTCGAATTGAACTGATATGAAGTCTTTTAGTTCTTATATCAGTGAAGGTGTTATGCTACAGTTCATACGTGGCAAAGATCAAGATGTTCTAAAGATGTGGGACACTAAAGAAAAAAGCTGGGTAGAACTTCGTGGTAAAAAGGGGTTCGAGACTACCTACGATGCAAAAGATCCTCTACACAGGGCGATTACTGCACTTGGCAAGTCTGCTAACATATCGGATTTTATGAATGGCGATGTTGTCAACATAAATCCAAATCACCCAGACGCGAAGAAAGCTTTGAAGACAATACAGGGACTAATGAAGTGAAGACACTTAAAAAGCACATATACGAATCGACTGTAAAGGAAGGCGTAGATTATCACGTCAAAAATGAAATACCGTTATCGGAATGCGTGTTTCGTCCTCACTCAGAATGTTTCTACGAATTCTTTGTTGAAGCGCGAAAGCAATTCAACGAAGGTAAGCTAGACCTCTATAGTAAGTTTGACATCGACATGATGGGAACCGATATTGGCGAAAGAGCGATTTATGAAGATGAGATTGTTCCACTTGACATACCGTTGATGGAATCAGAATACAACGGAAAAGATGTTGAATTAAATCAGCCAAAACGTGGTGGTAAAAAGAAGTATTACGTGTATGTCAAGAATGATAAGGGTAATGTAATTAAAGTACAGTTCGGTGACACGACAGGATTGACAGCTAAGATTGATGATGTTAAGGCGAGAAAATCTTTTGCGGCTCGCCATAACTGTGATCAAAAGACTGATAAGACAAAGGCTGGTTATTGGGCATGTCGTTTACCTTACTATGCAAAACAACTTGGACTTTCAGGTGGTGGAAACTTTTTCTGGTAGAATCATGACAAAACCATATTATGATATAAAGACTGATGGCGATAGCGAATGGATTAGAATGTTCGACACATCTACCGACAATGAAGAACTTCTATGGCACAGAGATCACAAAACTCGTCATATTGAAGTTATATTTGGTCGCGGTTGGAAGTTTCAGCGAGACAATGAAATACCGTTTGACATAAATACAAGTAGTAAATTCGAAATAGAATCCATGGTGTATCATAGACTCATAAAGGGTAGTACACCACTGATTATAAAAATAAAGGAACAATAGCATGACTAATAAGTTATCTGCATCTTTCATCAAGGCTTTCGGTGAAAAAACTGCTCAGTTAAACCCAAAGGCAGTAGTCAATGAGGAAACTAGTAGAACCATTATCGAACGTAAAATCTCGGAACTATCTTCCAAGATCAATGCAGCACGTATTGGTGGTACAGGTCACATTGGCAAACTGACTGAAGAGAAAGCACTTCTACAGCATCAGCTTGCATCACTGAATGAGACCTCTAAGATTGAACGTATTAGTGAAGCTATGGATCCAGTTAATCCAAAAGCAGTGAAAAAGAAGTTTGATGATCGTAAAGACAAAGACATTGACAATGATGGTGATGTTGATTCCTCTGACGAATATCTACACAAGCGCCGTAAAGCTATCTCAAAAGCTATGAAGAAAGAAGAAGTTGAACTTGATGAAGTTTCAAACGCAGTTAAAGATCAGTTGGGCAACATCGACCTATCAATCCGCGATTGGGAAAGACGTTGGAAAAATAAGAGTGCTGGTAATCCAAATGACATGAAGGCACCTCAGAAAATCCAGGATCTGAAAGCGCAAAAGGCTGCGCTCATGAAAAAACATGGTATCAAAGAAGCTGTAGACCTAGACGAGGCTGGTCCAAAGATGAAGCCAGACTTCGTGAAGACTCAGCGAGCAAAAGATGCTGCGCACAACGCTGCAATGGGTCGCACTGCTACAGGTCGTAAGAAGCCAGTTCGTACAATGACTTCCACCCAAAGATCAATGGCTTCTATGAAGAAAGAAGAACTTGAGCTTGATGAAAAGGTCAACGAAAAAGCAATCAAAAAAGCTGTTGATGACGGTAAGTCTATGGACGTTATTGTCGGCATGTTTGCTAACAAGCGCACGACAAACACAGATGAAATTCGTCAAGTTGTGAAAGACTACATGTGGAATAAGCGCATGAAGAAAGAAGAAGTTGAAAATCTTAAAGAATTGACTGCTTTCGAAAAGAAACTGATTAACCAAATGTATGATAAGAAAGGCAACCTAACACCAATTGGTAAGAAGGTGATGGATGCTGGACAAAAGAAAGAAGAAGTTGAAAATCTTAAAGAATTGACTGCCAAACAACGCGCTCTTGCAAAGGCTGATGATGAAGCTAAATCAAAGGACAAAGTTTCATTGAAGAAAGCACCTTGGGATACAAAAGAAGAAGTTGCTGAATCAGTTGGTCTAACGCAGACACTCATAGAAAAAGCTCTTTCAAAGAAACAACAGATGGCAGCAGGTGCGGCACTCGCAGCAAAGCGTGGAGATGCAGATCCTTCTGAACTCGTTGGCGCATCAAAAGAGATGTACGATAGTATGTCAGAGAAAGACCTAGAAGACTTTGCCAAGACGAAGCATAAAGGTCTTCCTATGAAGAAAGAAGAAGTCGAACTTGATGAAGCCTACACAATCAATCACAAGACTTTCTCTGCAGCCGTTCAACATGCGAAAGCACAAGTAGAAAAGCAAGGCTACACTATCGATGATGACGAATGGGATCGTAAAGTTGCGATGGGTCCAAAGAAGCCTGGTACAGGTAAGACCAATCGTTACACAATCGAATTGATGAAAAACGGAAAGCCTACTAAGCGTATGCTTCAAATGCAAGTTTACTACGATGAAGGTCGTTACGAACTTAACATGTATGTATCGTAAAGCACGATCATGTTGAGGTTAATCAAAAAAATATTCCGCGCAAAGGTATCAAAGGAAGATGATGTGCAAATTGTGCCTCAGCATTTTCATATTGAAAGACGTCCCATAAAGCGCGAGTTACCTGATTTTGATAGTTGGATGAAGATCGACATCGCTGCATGGGCAAAGGACAATTACGACATCAAACTGGATAGACGAAATAGCAAAAATAGTATGATAGAAGAACTCAAAACTCAATTAGAAAAAAAGGAGAGCTAGAATGGCACTTTGGGGTAATAAAGATACCAAAGCTGTAACTGGTACGGTTGCAGTCACTGAAACGGACACTGCAGTAACAGGTACAGCAACAGACTTTGTAACAGAACTTGCTTCAGGACAAACTCTTGTGATCGCATCTGTTCCGTATAAAATCGCGGCTGTTGCTAACACAACATCAATCGAACTTGAGACAGCGTATGCTGGTACCACGGCAAGCGGTCTTACCGTAACTGCCAATGAATCGCCTGCATATGTTCCACACGCAGATAAGCCAGAAGTATATGGTGTAGATGCAGTAGAAGCTGCAGAGCTACCAGAACTCACACACGCTGGTTGGGTGAAGAGAACTGTTGGTACAGGTGGTCGTGCAGGACGCGTGACATATGAAACACTTGTTGCGATGGGTTCAATCTCTGGTGACGCAGAAGACACAGTATTTGTTGACGCGACAATCACAATTGGAACACAGCCAGTAGCAGCTAGTGTAACAGCACCAGATGCAACATCATTCACAGTAACAGCAACTGCAACACAAAGCGCAGTTATCGCTTACGCATGGCAAGTTTCTGATGACGCAGGTGTTACATGGGTATCAGCAACTGGTGGAGTATATTCTGGCGAAAATACAGACACACTTGCAATCTCAGACTCAACTGGTCTAGATACATACCTATATCGTTGCGTGTTGACAGCAACTGGTGCAGCTACAGTCACATCTGACGAAGCTGAGCTTACAGTAGCATAATTTCTCTGATAAATAAAGACACGGGGAAGACCCCGTGTCTTTTCAATGATAATGGAATACAATAATGCATCTCACGGAACGAAATTTTATGTTATATGCAGCAAAGCATTACGATATGGCAAAAGCTGCATCTGAAGAAGAGTTTCTTGATGATGTTAAAAGATTCCAGTATTTGAAAAAACTATTCAAGCGCTATGATGAAGATAACGAACTTCGGGTCAGATTGATATTGAACCATATGATCATTCTATATAATTGTTTCGGACCAGGAGCCACGCAGATGTTGTTTATGCGATTAGAAGAATACCATTCGTATTTGGCACCTTTTGTTATATTTCTATCTTATATGCCTGATATCATATCATACGATGAAAAGACGATTCGTTCAAGCGAAATATCACTAGACACAAAAATAGTGCAAGAATTAAGGGCCCAATTATGATCGTCGATCTATTTCTAGTCTATCAATTTATTAAGCGTCTCGCTACACCATTTGATGAATGGCAAGCATACGATTTGGGCATCATCGATGAACGCGGCGAAATCCTGATAAAGCGTAAAGATATGACGATTGAACAGAGAAGCAATTGGGGTAAGTTTGATGTACTTGTCCTAAAGCTGAAAAGATTGCTTGAGAAGATTCCTGGTGGTAGATCGCGTCTCGCATCATATGCAGCAGCGCTCTGGCTTATCAAAGAAGATGAAAATCGTGATGCTGATATGCTAACAGAAGAATTGATCGAAGACGAATTGAATCAACTCATTAATCAAATCGAAGAGCATTACAAAGTTGAAGAAGACGCACCAGCAAATGCCGCTGGTGGTGGCAATATTGCAGGCGTTGGAGTAGGTCCAGACGGTGAACCAGGATTCACATCGTCAGCTATGAATAAATATAAAAAACGAAACAAGAAAAAAGTGAAAAATTTTGTTGACATGATCACTAAAATAAAGTAGGGGAATATACTCATGTCCGAAGAATCACGAATAAATCTTATACCAGCAGAAGCTGTGAATGAACGCTTTGATAGAATCGAGAAAAAGATTGACAAGTTATCAGATGCGATGATCGCAATGGCTCGCACCGAAGAGAAACTCATTCAAATGCAAATAGATCGTGCCAACACACTTGACCGCCTAAACCGTCACTCTGAGAAGATTGACGAACTTAATGATGATGTGAAAGAAAATTCAAGAGTGACGCAGAACATTACCAAGATAACTTGGATGATTGTGGCAGGTCTTGTTGCAGTCGCCACAAAAATGTTCATGGGCGTATAAAACTAGTTGACATGGTAGCCTCATAAGTGTATAATGCTTATAACGCATTAGAATACTATAAGAGGTTACTATGAATCACATTGACTTGAAATACTGTGGTATATTATCAACACGACTCGATCAATACGAAATAAAACAGACTAATCCTTATGAAGCAAACTTTAGATGCTTTATATGTGGCGATAGTAAGAAATCCTCGAATAAGAAACGTGGTTGGATGCTTGACAAGGGCAACAAGGCGTTTTATTATTGTCATAACTGTGGTTACTCAAAACCAATCGACTATTTTTTGAAGCATAATTTTTCATCTCTATATGATGAATATGTTACTGATATTATTCTTGAGAAGAAATCTCTAAACAGATCACTGCCTAAGAAGAAAGACATAAAACCTCTTGACAAGCTTGTTATGGCTCAGCCTAAATTCACGAGTAAATCGTCACCTCTGAGTCGCATCAAAAAAGTATCATCATTACCTGCATCTCATCCAGTGAAACAATATGTAGAGAATCGTAAGATACCTGCAAAACATCACTATCGATTGTACTATGCTCCAAAGTTCAATAAGTGGGTCAATAGTATCATACCCAAAAAACTAGATGACACTTATGATGAACCTCGTCTTGTCATACCTTTGATTGATAAGAATGATACGATGTTCGGCTTTGCTGGCAGGTCGTTTAAACCTAAGTCTTCTCTACGCTATATATCTATTATGATAGACGATACGCAATCAAAGATTTTTGGTTTAGACACTGTTGATTTTGATAAGAAGTATTATGTTGTTGAAGGTCAAATTGATAGTCTATTTTTGACAAATGCAGTTGCGATGGCTGGTGCTGACGGCAATACACGCGCATTAGAATCACTTGATAACGCAGTATTTATGTTCGACAATGAACCCAGAAATATTGAGATTGTGCATCGTATGGAGAAAGTTATTGAACGTGGTAATAAGATTGTCATACTACCAAGCTCAGTTTCAAAGTATGGAAAAGATATAAATGAAATGGTGTTGAACGGTTTACGAACGGCAGATATAGAGTTGCTACTTGATAATAACACATATTCAGGTCTAGAAGCAAAGCTTGCATTAACGATATGGAAGAGGGTCTAATGAGTATTAACGCGATTTTAGCCATGGATAACAACATTGGAATTGGTCATGAAAACGATTTGCCATGGCCACGCAATAGAAAAGATATGAAATGGTTTCGCGAATGTACGATAGGTAATGTAGTTGTCATGGGTCGCAATACATGGGAGTCGTTTGGATCAAAGTCTTTACCAAATCGTATAAATGTAGTAGTTACCAATAGAGAAGTCGAAGGTGATCCTGATGATGTCGTCTCAGGGGATTTAGATGGTATTCTAGAACTTATCGGGCACAAATATCCACAGCTAGATATTTTCGTCATTGGGGGTGCCAACATATATAGACAGGCTCTACCTTTCTGCGATAAACTTTATGTTACACGCATAAATGGTGTTTACAAGTGTGACACTTTCATGTATAATCAAGACTTCGATGGTTTTGATGTGCAGGAATATATTGATTCGAATCAGGATTTAACAATACAGATTAGGAGTAGATCATGACTGATCTTTTTGTAGAATGCAGTTGTGTATCACGATACAGCATAGAACCACAAGATAGTGATTATGCTCTCTACTATGGGCGTTGCAGGCATCGTCATGGATACAATCTTGTTACTATGGTAGATCCAGCTTTTAACTTTGAGCTACGTCATATAGAAAAACTAATTAATCTCGGTGATAAAGAATATGAAAAAAATCCAGATGGAGGACATTTAGCGGAATGAAGCAATATCTTGATGCATTGACCCATGTACTAGAGAACGGTGAAGATGTAAGTGATAGAACTGGCATAGGCACCAGAAGTATTTTTGGTTATCAGATGCGTTTTGACTTGACAAAAGGCTTTCCTGCTGTTACAACTAAGAAGCTTGCTTGGCGTAGTGTCGTAGGCGAATTACTTTGGTTTCTAGAAGGTAGCACAGATGAACGCAGACTAGCAGAAATTACATACGATAAAGATCGAACGGAACTGACAGAAAAGAATACTATCTGGACTGCGAATGCTGACAATCAAGCGAAAGCCCTTGGCTATGTAAATACTGATTTTATGAAGCAACTTGGACCAGTATATGGTCATCAATGGAGAAGCTTTGATGCACTTGGTGACAACACTTTAGGTAAGGTTGATCAAATCGAATGGCTTATAAACGAAATCAAAACCAATCCAGATAGTCGTAGACTTATCTTATCAGCATGGAATCCTAATCAGTTGCATATGATGGCTCTACCGCCATGTCATACACTTGCACAATTCAAAGTAAACAATGGTAAATTGTCTTGTCAGTTGTATCAAAGAAGTGCGGATATGTTTTTGGGCGTCCCGTTTAATATAGCATCTTATAGTCTTTTGACACATATGTTATCACAAATATGTGACCTAGAAGTCGCAGATTTAGTGTGGGTCGGGGGTGACGTTCATATATATAGTAATCATATGGAACAAGTAATTTCTCAAATACAAAGAGAACCTCTTGGTCTTCCTACATTAGAAATGCCCAAGTTTACATCACTAGAAGAGATTTTGACTTCTAGTGTAAAAGATTATGTTTTGCGTGACTACGATTCCATGGAATCAATCAAGGCGCCAATGGCAGTATAAAAATAAAGAGGTAATAAATGCTATTCGAAGAACAAATTTCAAGAAAACCAGACTTATATCCACAAGCGAAGAAATTCGTAGACGCAATCTGGCAAGGTTTCTGGACACCAGATGAATTCAATTTCCGCTCTGATTACTCGCAATATAAATCAGATTTGACGCCCGAAGAGCAAGAAGTGATTGTTCGTGCTCTATCAGCTATTGGTCAAATCGAAGTTGCAGTGAAAACATTTTGGGCTAATCTAGGCGACAATCTACCTCATCCGTCGCTGCGTGATCTTGGTTACGCAATGGGAAACTCAGAAGTTATTCACAATCTTGCATACGAAAAACTACTTGACGTTCTACACCTAACTGACGTGTTCGAGAAGAATATGCAAGAAGAAGTAATCAAAGGTCGTGTCAACTATCTTCGAAAGTATCTAAAGAAAGCATATAAGAACAAAGAGAAGCAGTACATCTACTCCATCATCCTCTTTACATTGTTTGTAGAGAATGTTTCATTGTTCAGCCAGTTCTATATCATCATGCACTTCAATCGCAACAAATCTGTTTTGAAAGATTGTGCGCAGCAAGTCCAGTACACTCGCAACGAAGAAATGCTTCATGCACAAGTAGGCATCTGGCTTATCAACACGATGCGCCAAGAATATCCTGAAATGTTTGACGCAGAACTAGAAGCCCGTGTAAAAGAAGAGATTGTTGCATCGCTTGAAGCTGAGGGTAAAGTGATTGATTGGATCATGGGTAACTACTCTACAGAAGGTCTGAGCGCAAACATTTTGAAGTCATTTATCGCAAAGCGTATGAAAGAGTCTATTGAAGCAATCGGTTTTGATTCTAGTGGTATTGAATACGATCAACATCACATTAATCAGACTTACTGGTTTGACGAAGAATTGCATGGACAAAACATGACTGATTTCTTCCAGAAGAGACCTGTCGAATATGCTAAGGGTACAGGCATCACGGCTGAAGACCTTTTTTAATAGGAGAAATAACTTATGATCGATACTAAAAATAACTGGTGGTGGGCAAACGAAGACTCGCGTTTGTTTCTATCCCGCGGATACATTGATGGTAATATGACGGTGGAAGAAAGAGTCCGCGAAATTGCAAAAGAAGCTGAACGCATTCTTGACATTGAAGGCTTTGCTGACAAATTCTATCACTATATGAGTCGAGGATACTACTCTCTATCTTCTCCAGTTTGGAGCAACTTTGGTACTAAGAAAGGTCTACCTATCTCTTGTAACGGCGTTTGGATTGATGATTCAGTAGAGTCCATTCTTGAGAAAGTTGCAGAAGTTGGTATGCAGACGAAGATGGGCGCAGGCACATCTGCATATCTTGGTGCTATTCGTCCACGTGGTTCGTCAATTGCATCTGGTGGAAAGGCAGACGGTCCAGTACATTATGCTAATATGTTTGAGACGACTGTTGATGTGATCTCACAGGGCAATGTTCGTCGCGGTTCTATGGCTGTTTATCTTGATGTAGAGTCGCCAGATATCACTGAGTTTCTTGAAATTCGCGAAGTTGGCTCTGAGATTCAAAATCTTTCAATCGGTGTTTCTGTTGGAGATAGATGGATGCAAGAAATGATTGAAGGCGACACAGAGAAGCGTGGCATTTGGGCTCGCATTCTTCGTAAGCGCAAAGAGACAGGTTATCCATACATCTTCTTCAAAGACACTGTGAACAACAATAAACCACAAGTGCTAAAGGACAAAGATCGCACAATTTGGGCATCTAATCTATGCTCAGAAATCGCTCTTCCTTCAAATCACGACGAATCATTCGTATGTAATCTGGCGTCTATGAATGCTCTTATGTTCGATGAATGGCAGCATACAGATGCAGTTGAAACGATGATTTATTTCCTTGATGCTGTCATGGAAGAATATATCACGAAGCTTGAAGGCAACAAGTTTATGCAGTCTTCTTACAACTTTGCGAAGCGTTGGAGAGCATTAGGTCTAGGTATTCTTGGATGGCATTCTTATCTACAGTCAAAGAAAATTTCTTTCGAGTCTTTCGCAGCGCAGATGGAAACTGTCAAAGTCTCTAAATTTATTGATGATCATTCTATGGCTGCAACGAAAGAGCTTGCAGAAGAGTATGGTGAACCAGAAGGTATGCTTGGATATGGGCAGAGAAATCTTACTCGCACTGCGATTGCACCTACGACATCATCTAGCTTCATTCTCGGTCAAGTATCACCTACGATTGAACCTCTTGCAAGTAATTACTTCACTAAAGACCTCGCAAAAGGTAAGTTCACATATAAGAATCCATTCCTAAAAGCTTTGCTTGAAGAGAAGGGTCGCGATGATTTTGACACATGGGAGAACATTCTAAAGCATGGTGGTTCTGTTCAACATCTTGAATTCTTAGATCAAAATGAAAAAGACATATTTAAAACGTTCTCTGAAATAACTCCACTGACAGTTGTTCAACAAGCGGCCGCCCGTCAGAAGTATATTGATCAAGCACAGTCTCTAAACTTGATGATACATCCCGATGTTTCAGCAAAGGATGTGAACGCGCTTATTATCGAAGGTTGGAGAATGGGGATTAAAACATTTTATTATCAACGCTCAGCTAATCCAGCACAAGAACTTGTAAGAGACATAATGAATTGTAGTGTTTGCGAGGGCTAGGGCTAGTGTTAGTGAATAAGTGGCAAGAAGCATACATGGACACGGCAGAGCGTTTCGGCGCTCTGTCTACTGCCAATAGGCTTAAAGTTGGAGCAATCGCAGTTAAAGACAATCGTATCATCTCAATTGGATATAATGGTATGCCTTCCGGTTGGGATAACGTTTGTGAGTGGACTGTCGAAGATGCTATGGGTTATGACACTGGAAAGACTAAACCAGAAGTCATACACGCAGAATCAAATTGCATCGCAAAACTTGCAGGTTCACACGAGAGTGGTAGAGGTGCAGAAATGTATGTGACACATGCTCCTTGCATTGAATGTGCAAAACAGATATATAGTGCAGGTATATCGAAAGTATACTATAGAGAAACATATAGATCGAAAGATGGTCTAGAATTCTTGCAAAAATGTAGAATAGAGGTAGAGCAGATATGAGTTATAGATTTCACGAACATTGTCAATATTGTGACACTGAGTATGTTGTAGAATTTGAAAGCGAAGATGGTGAGTTAATGCATTGCCCATCATGTGGTGAAGAGATTCCTGAATTCGAAGAAGATGAAGTTTATCTTGACGAAGACGGTGAATGGGAAGAGTGATATGTACAACAAAATGTTCGAATTGCATCCAGATGACATCGAACTGATAGAAGGTGCGCTTAATAAAAGACTTGCGGAACTATGTGCAGAAAACGGAGTGAGCGAAGACATAAAAAGTATCACTGACTTACTGGGAAGACTTCATTATCAGAAAGTTTGGTACAGACCTAAGAGTGATCAATATGTCGGAGGATAAAATGTTCAAAAAGATTTGGCGTATATGGGCAAAATCACTTGGAGAGAAAGTCGGAGAGACCGATAGACAAGCAGATTCTGTAGCAATCATTCGAACATTTTGGTGGTGTATACATGTAGTGACATGCTTGGCAATCATTCTAAACGCTATAGCTAATCATGGATGGGGTTTGTTTGGTCTATAAATACATGTAACGAAAGGATGTTACATGTGGTATTATAATGGAGAAGAGTTTACTTCCGACATGATTGGTGACTATATTGGGTTTGTCTATTGTATCACTGATATGTCAACGTCCAAGAAATATATCGGAAAGAAAAACTTCAAGTCTACGCGGAAATTAAAACCGCTCAAAGGGAAGACCCGAAAGAGAACTGTAGTCAAAGAGAGTGACTGGCAGGACTATTTCGGGTCTTCTGACATCGTGAAAGCTCTACTTGAGGAACACGGTAAAGACAATTTTCATAGGGAGATATTGCATCTATGCACCTTCAAAGGTGAATTGTCATACATGGAACTGAAAGAACAGATGGACCGCGAGGTGCTATTGTCAGATGAATATCTGAATGGTATCATACAGGTGCGTATTAATCAATCTCATGTAAAAAGTTTACACAAAAATAAAAGTAATTCTTGACATTCATAACGAATCACTCTATACATAAGATGTAACAAGAGAGAGATACATCATGACCACTTTTACTTTTACCGCATATAACAAAGTCTTTACTGCACAAGCGGTCAAAGGTTTAGATGTTA